ATAACTTCTATATCCATAAAGAAAATGGGGTCATAAGACCCCTATTTAAAAATTAAATTAATCCAAGCTGCTATTACTAATAGAGTAAGGCAGAGTTGATTATATTTCATTACTCCTCTGCAAGTTTAGCAAAGTAGGATAACGCATCATCCTCTTCTTCTGCTACCGCAGGAGTGGGTTTTGAAACAGCAGCAGTTACTAACTCTTCTGCTTCTCCACGATCAATGTCCTCTTCCTCGAACTGTGGTGCAGCGGACTTCTTATTTCCAAGAACATAATCTAAACGAGTTTTTAACTCATCATAGGTTTTGAACTGGTCTGGTGCGACAATCTCAGAAAGAGAAAATTGTTTTTTCCAGAGTGATTCCATTGCATCATCATCATTAAGTAAAGGACTTGGTGCTGCAAATTCAGAACTATCATAGTTTCTGTATCCTGCAACGTTCTTTGCTTTTAACTTGAAGTTTGCACCTTGCCAGAAATCGAATGGATCGATTGCCTCTTCATCCTCAAACTCAGGTTGCATTGCTGCAGTGAGTTTGTCAAAGATTTTCTTTCCATACTTGTATAGAAATACTTTACCTTCGTTCTCAGGATTAGCAGGGTCTTTTACGACATAGATGTTACTAACGTAAGTTAACTTACGCTTTTGCTTCCTTGCAGTTTCTTTTCCTGCGTCAGTGCCATTGTTCCAGAGTAATGAATTATACTCAGAAACTGGGTCTTTCTGTCCAAGAGTAGTGAGTGAGTTCTCTATGAACCATCCACCAGGACCTTGGAATGCGTGTGAATATAGTTTTACAAATGGTAAATCTTCACCTTCGGGTGCAGGTAGAAATCTAATAACAGCATAACCGTTACCGCTTTTGTCTACATCTAACTTCCAGATACGGTCATCAGTGTTACCGCCCGTGTTGTTCATCTTCTCGACTTCTTTTACTAACTTTGCAGTAAGTGAGCCAAGTTTAGATTGTTTTTTTAGGTCTTTAAAAGACATTTGGATACCTCGGATAAATTGGATATTTTGGATATTTGGATTATAACAGATTAATAATCAATTGTCAATAGAGTTCTTAAGGTTCTCAATAGTATTTGACATACCAGAGAATAATAACAACATATCAGTTCCCTCTGGGAATCCCATAAGTTCAACTGATTTTTGTAAATGATTCTTAAGGTCTATTGCTTCTTTATCATCAGAGAGACTAATGCGAGTATACATTACTTTTTGTCTTTCTAATAATTCAGTAAGTTTTTCAATGTGGTCAACTTTGTCTTCACGACTAAAAGTTCCAAACTTCATTGCATTCTTGTAAACAGACATCTGCAATTCGTTTATCTCTTGTAGTTCTTCACGAACTATGTCGGAATCAAAAAAATCACTCATACGATTTCCCGTAGTATTTTTTTAAAGTTGAATACATTTATATTTAGGAAAGGTTTATACTTCCTTATTTTTAAACTGACGGTTTCCCATACGGGATCGAACAGTTTCTCGTCAAATTTTTCTGAGAATGAAAATATTATATCATAAATTACAAAAGTTTCAAGTGAGATATCACCACCTAAAAATCTTTTTAATATGATTGGGTGTCCTTTACCACATTCAAATAATTGTTCTAAATTATTTTTCTCCAATAACTTTTCCGATTCATCTTTAAATAAGTAAGAGATACTCTGTTTTCTCCTCATCCAATCTGCATATGTTCTCTCTCCAGAATTAATAATCTCACCTATCCATAAATTTTTTGGATTATCTGTAGTGACAAAGTTTGCGAGTAAGAAATCAACTATCTCACCATCAGAGTATTTCCTTGATGTTTTCTCAAACCAATACTTATCTTTTCTTTTGTTAAAAGATGTCATGGTTGCACGAGATTTGCCACCATATCTAAAAAAGTCATACTTACGGTTAGTAAAATGACTTTTCATTGATAGATATGACTGGTAAGTTTCAAATGGTGTCACTTTCATCATCTTCCTCTTCACTATCTAATTCTGTAATTGAGTCCACAGGTACTTCTGCTTCTCCGATTCGATACCAATGTTGGTCAACCCCAATACTATCAGGTCTGACACCCAAGTATTGTAAGTCACGGAAAGTATGCTCACGAAGCATCGCTTGCAATCTCCAATGAATTAATTCTGATTTTTTCATTATAAAGGCAGTTTAGCTCTTGATGTAGGTTTCATAAAATTAAGACGGGTCGCATCCCATTTTAATCTTTCTTTCAAAGGTTTGGATATTAACTTTGATACTGATTCTACCTCAATATTGTTAGTTTCGCAATAGTAACAGATTGCATCAATATAATTAAAGTCTTTTTCCTCTGCAACAATCTTCTCAATTTCAATTGCAAATTTAGATGGAGTCAAGAATTTATTCTCGATTGCCTGTTCTAGTTCTTTATTTGGTTCCATAGAGTTCCAGTTTATCTTGAATAAATTTGTTAATGTATTCTCCGAGGAGTTTGATGTACTTTGCTTTGTTGTATTCTTCATAGACGATGCATTCTCCATTTTCACAGGACATAATGATTACTAATTTTTTAACAGAGATACCTGTTAATTCATATAACATACAACCGTATGCCATACACTGGACAAAATAATGCTCAATCCAGTCTTTTGGTTTAGGTTTTTTAGAAGTTTTAAAATCTATTATCGCCAACTCTCCCTCATACTCAGCAACGCAATCAACGGTGCCAGCAATTCCTAGTTGCCTACTGTAGAGAGAACCCTCTAAAGCGTAAATATTATTTATATTACCAATTTTTCCCTTTGCTACATTGAACAAAAAATTAGAAATCGGAGGAACCTTTGGAAGTTTCTCGTCATTTAATAAATGATGCTCTGTAAGTGTATGAAAGTCAGTACCACGGGTGGTTGCTGCTTTAGTAATACGATTTGCTTCTTCATCACCCACTCTCTTTCGCCAATTAATAAAAACTTCTTTATTAAAATGACTTGTAATAGATGTAATCGAAACTAATTTTAATAATTCATCTTCATCAGGGACAGAATAGTATCTTACACCATCTATCGTTTCCCGTTCTAATTTAGGAAGATCAATATCAACATGATTAAACATTAAAGACCAACTTCAAGTTTTGAAATAATATACTCTTTGACAAGTCCAGAACGAACTATATCATCAATACCAAACTCTATTATATCAAAGGATGGCATTTTTCGCAATATGTTAAGAAAATCATGTATGCCATTCCTGTCATTTGTTTTAACTAAATCAGATTGACTTGCATCCCCACAGAAAATTATTCTACTATTCTCACCAACACGAGTGATGATTGAGTCTAATTCATGAAAATTAAGATTCTGAAACTCATCAACAATTACAATTGCGTTATCTAATGTTGTACCTCTGATAAAAGAAGTACTCCAAAATTTGATTGTTTCTTGTGCTTTCAAATTACCATATAACATTTCAAAATCAGCATCAGTAGGCATTTGAAACATATATTTTACCATATTTTTGTATGGTATCTGGTAAATATCTGCTTTATCTTCATGATCACCTGGTAAAAATCCAATCTCACGAGTTGAAACTAATGAACGAACAAGATAGATTCTTTCATATGGTGTGGTTTCATCAAGAACATCAGCAAGAGCATTATACAATGAAATGAATGTTTTACCCGTACCTGCTGTACCATATGCAACTAGATGTTTATCTTCAGCATATGAATCAAAAAGTTTCTTTTGATTATCCGTGATGGGTTCAATATCAAGAAGGTAAGTATTTCCAATCGGTTTCTTTCGTTTCATTTGTTTCGTAGTTAAACCGATACCTATGGGTTGATCCCCATTAGTCTTCTTTTTTCTTGGCATTTGATTAAAGTGGTTTTACTCTAGAACCTGGTGATTTCTGTGCTTTTTTAAGCACATCATTCCAACCAGGTTTACTTTTTCTTAATTTATCTTTCCATTCACCAACTTCTCCTACACCAGGCATTGTAGAGGGATCTGAATAATCTCTACTCCAATTAGGATTATCAGCACACCACTGATCCCAGTCATTCACACTCATCACAACTTCTTTCTGTTCACCAGTTTCTTTATTAATAACAGGATATGTAGCCATAGTATTTTAATCGGTAAATTTATTTAGAACCTTACTCCAAGGGTTAATAAGCAAAGATACTCTTTTTCCTGTAAATGGTTCAACATAATGAAATGTTTTAGGTGGAAAAATGACCAATCTATTCTCCTTTGGTGTTATTATATCACATTCTAGGTGCAATTGTCCACCCTGCAAATCTTCTACAACTGGATAATATACCATAGAGCATAAAGGAAAGTGTAAAACACCCTTTTGTTTCAAAAAATCCTCATCTTTATCATAATGCCA